AATCAAAAATTATGAAAAAATTATTATTAAGTATTTGTATGCTTATTACTATGACTAGTTATAGTCAAATAAGTAAAGAACTACCAGGAATATGGAAAGGTGAATATAGTAGTCATTATGTATTCGTAGTAGTTAACGAAGAAGAAAAATTACAATTTACAAATGTATCTTGGGAAGAAGGTAATATTTTAAAAGAAGAAGTATTAGAAAAAGAAAAGGAACATATTATTACCCAAATATATAATCCAGAAAATGACTGGTGGGTAGCAATTAAATATACAATGATAGATAAAAATACTGTTCAATGTGAATTTAGTGGCGACACTGATAATGTTTCAATTTATAAACGACAATATATAACAAATTAAATCAAATAAAATGAGTGAAGAAAACAAAAAACTAACAGAAGAAGAATTAAAGAAAGTTCAAGATCATCAAGGACAAATTGGTAGACTAGTACACAATATTGGTGTATTAGAAGCTGAAAAACATGCAGCATTACATATGCTAGCTGGTGCAAATGAAGATCAAGAAAAAACTAAAAAAGAGCTTGAAGAAAAGTATGGTTCTATAAGTGTAAATATAAGTGATGGATCCTACGAGGAGGTGAAGAAAGAGGAAGCTGAAAAAGAAAATGAATAATGTAATACGTAAGATCAGTATTGGTTCGGATTACAAAAATGAAGCGATGCACTATGCTGTTGGACAGCAAGTGTATGGTGGGCATGAAATTTCTCATATTATATTAGATGAAAAGGACAAATCTTATAATATTTATATAAAGAAAAATAATGAGGTATTGCCTTGGAAGAAGTTTAACTCTAACATGGCAATATCTATTGAATATGATCTAGAATATTAATGAGAAGTTTATATGATTTTATCATTGAACCTATTGGTGAAAGATACACTAATACCTCTAAAGTAAATGGTAAGGATTTAGTATTAAATACTAAAATTGAAAGCTTTAAATTTGTAAATAGAATAGCTAAAGTTATAGAAACACCTTTAGCGTTTGAAACCAAAATTAAAAAAGGTGATACTATTGTAGTACACCAAAATATATTTCGTAGATTTTATAATATGAAAGGCGAACAGCAAAGTAGTCGATCATTTTTCAAAGATAATTTATATTTTGCTACATTAGAACAAATTTATTTATATAAAAATAAGGGTGAATGGAAGTCTATTAATGATAGGTGTTTTATAAAACCACTTAAAAATACAAATGAATTTAGCACACAAAAAGAACAACACTGTATTGGAATACTAAAAATAGGTAATAACACCTTAGAGAGTATCGAAATCAACCCAGGAGACAAGGTTGGGTTTAAACCCGGTGGAGAATGGGAGTTTATTATTAATAATGAACGTGTTTATTGTATGAAATCAAATGATATAGTTATAAAGTATGAATACCAAGGAAACGAAGAAGAGTATAATCCAAGCTGGGCATAAAGCAGTTGAGGAACTTATAAAGGTTGCTAAAGAAAAAATAGTTGATTCTGATGATGATATATCGGCAGATAGATTAAAAAACGCTGCAGCCACTAAAAAATTAGCTATATTTGATGCTTTTGAAATTCTAAATAGAATAGAGGAAGAAAAGAATTTATTAGAAGATAAACCAAAAGTAGAAGAAAAGAAAGAAAAAGCTTTTAAGGGATTTGCAGAAAAAAGGTCTAAATAATGTATAAACAAGAATTATATAAAATACTACCGAACTATGTCAAATCTAAAATTCTTAAACGAAATAATAGATATAAAAAATGGGAGTATGGATA